TTGGACTCAATCGTCCGAAAAGCGCTCACCGACGTAGGTCCGCTTGCACCAGGTCTTAGGTGCATACCAGTCACGGTACACATACGCGTCACCTTTGTATGGTGCATTACGTATGCGTAGCGGGCCACGAGCGAGTCGTTGGACAAAGCGACGATATTCTTTATAAAAGAATTAGCGTCGCTAAACCAATCGACAAGCCAGGACCAGGGAGTGAGTTGCCAGGCTGTATCGACATTAAAGTCGGTACCGAGCGCGTGATTAGCGAGCTCCGCATAGCGATCCATCTTACCGAGGAAATCATGTGCCTCGTTAAGATAATAGCTATACGAACCGGCAAACCAAGTAGATTGATCGACAATGTCGATAATCTTCAAACTCCCAAGCGAGTCGTAGAAGTACGTGCTTAACTCACCGCCACTAACCATGGCAGGTAAGTATGTCACGTCACCACCGTTTCCGGTGAAAACGTCTACTTCTCGCCTCGTATCGCTAAGGTGTCTGCGCCTTCTGATAATCTTACCAGAATCGCGCTGGTACTGCTGGACTCTCTTATGAAAGTCCAGAATACCACTTGCTAGCTTTTTGAGATCGCCCTCAAGGGGTTGAATCCCAAATTTCCAGTTAAGATACTCGTCCCCGCCGTGAGGCAGAGACGGTTTCTTAGCTAGAACTCGCCCAGGAAGCCTAGGAAGTCCTTCCCTAAGCTCTCCGAGGAAAGCTGCAAGATTCCCCTCAGCGGCTGTGGGAGCAGCCATAGACCATAAGTTCGTACCGTCCGTCGTAATCTGCGACGAAGAGGGTATGTAACTTAGAGGGTCTGACAGTGGATAGATGGAGTGAGCGAGCCTGATATCAACGATAACAGGTCCGTTATACACCAAAGATCCACTTGACGTGCCACTCGAAATAAGAGTGTTCCTGTTCAACAGGAAATCGGAGGTTTTCAGAGTCGAAAAGTTATGTCCGGTGTCGAATCGTCTTGCATATTCGACCCGGATATTCGCTCTGAGCTCCGCGCCCGTCATGCTCTCATAGCGTTGATCTTCCGACAGATACTGTCGGCCGGATCTCCACCCGGTGGTCGTTTGTGACCAAGGATCAACAGCGACCGTTGCTGACTTAATTGTGACGCCGCTCTGACGGTAAGCAAAATGAAGCTTCTCCGTCGAGGCGCCAAATCTAGAGTCAGTAACAATCGGCATGGTCCTCCCTTACGGTACCGGATTCAGCGGAAGAGGAGAGGGATTACTCCCTCTCCTCTCCCGCCTTCACCGGAAGGACTGCCGCGCACTCGCGCGACAGGTTGCCTAGGATAAATCCTAGGCGACGGCATGTTTAGTGCCGCCGGAGTCTAGAACCAGCCAGGTTCTAGATAGTGAAGGCTACCAACATTTCGGCAAACGTCGAGTGGTTTAAGCTCGACAAAGCCGATCCGCTGAATTCTGTCATAGCTAAGCTATGACATACGGCCTAGCACCAGGGGGCCCCTACGGGGGCCCCCCTCCAGGTGAGGGAGATGCACTGCCCAAGTGCATCCCCCTGGAGCCGTTAGACTCTCAGAGAGAGTCACCGGACTCCCTCAGCAGGCATGACGCCTGCACACCCCCCGGATTACCGGAGGGTGTCCCAGCCAGTCTTGATGCGAACGGATCTGGCACGTCCAGCACGTTCAAGGTGGTCCTTGTCCAATGGAAGCATCTCTGCCTCCCACCACGGGAGAAACGCGGGGATCTCCTCGGAAGGAGATATCGACAAGAACCACTTCATCAGGGCTCCGTAAGAATCCAGCTTGGAAACTGGTTTCTTAGGAACAATCTTCACGCCCCTTACCAAAGGACGATGAAGATTAGCGTCATGGCTGATCTCTTGATTAAAGAGATCATAGGCTGTACCATGGCGCCCCAGGAGAGGAGATGTCGGCTCAACGTAGGGGAAAGGAATAATCCTTCCAATAACCTCGTCAAGCCATGCGGAAGTTCTATACCAACCAGCTCCGAAAAGCTGATTACGTAGAGAAACCGCTGACACCAACTCTCGAACGTGCCGTCGGTTAACAGGGAGAAGATAACGTAGACGTACAACTTTAACAGGTTGTCCATCGTAGAAATCCTCTCCACAAGATTCTCGGAACTTCCCGTTCCAATAACTCTTGTTCCCATTAACAACGAAGCCGAAGGCTTCTAGGGCCTGCATCACCGATTGCACATAGTCTACAGGGACGATAATATCGTCTCCGTAGACGCGCACCCTACCGATCATGGATCTAACATCATGATCAGTAATGCGTCTGCCGAGGGCCTGTTCTATCCCGTAGAAGATGACCGTCACGAAGACGATCGACTCCATGGGAAAGCACAGAGCAGAACCCATCGACGCGAACTTGGCCAAGCGTTTAACGCCATGGCCAGGTACATCAGCCTTCCGGCTCCTAGTAGCATCGAGGGCTTTATTAAGCCAACGATGCTTGCCTACCAGGAGCCGTACATGCTGATTGGATACCCTGTCCGAAGCCTCACTCAAATCGAGTGTGGCGAGGTCCCCAGTGATGGAGCCCTCTCTCGCGAGCCATTGATTTGGTTCTTGAGATACGAACTGCATGAACTCCCTTGTTTGGTAAAAACGAGGGATCTCTTGCATCATCATCGCGAGAACGGCCTGCTGCATATATTGCACAGCAGTAGGTTCAATAGCGATGATTCGGGGACTATCCAGCGTCTTAGGGACGGAAATAACCCTTACAGGTATTTCATCCCTAGGTTCGAGGATCTGTACGTCGTCCAACCATTGAAGTTGGACAGGAGAGGAAGGATTGGGTATGAGGTATTCCCAGTGTGGGAACATCTCTTCCAACCTTCCAGTCCACCGCCGAAGTACATACTTCGCGTTGCCGCGAAGCTTATCAGCGGTGGCTCCAGGGCCATGTTTCGGAGAGAGCATCTCGTGGTACAGACGATTGTCTATACTGGAGAAGAACTC